AGCAGAAGAAAAAATAAAAAAGTTTTGTCCTAAATGTAAAAAAACTATGTCTATTAAAGATTTTTATATGTCTAATAACAAAGAAAAGTATCCAGATGGCTATTTAAATCAATGCAAGAAATGCCTTACTTCTCAAGTTGACAACTGGGATGCATCAACTTTTACTTGGATATTACAAGAAGCTGATGTACCTTATATAACCGAAGAGTGGAATAGTCTTCTTAAATCTTATGGTAAAGACAGATCCAAGGTAACAGGAATGACTATTATTGGTCGATACCTTGGTAAGATGAAATTAAAGCAATATAGAGATTTTCATTGGAAAGATTCAGAATTTTTGCAAGACTTAAATGATAAGAAGACAAAGGAACAAATGATTCGTCAAGGCTTTGACGCGGCTGAGATTGCACAAACAATTTCTGACACTCATCAATTAGACGAGGCTCCGGCAATGCCTGAATTGCAAGTTACTGTCCCGCAAAGTTATTCTAACCCTCTTGCGGCCGGTAGCTCATACGATACTTTTCAACAGGATCAGGACGATCTTTTCGACGACGACCTCACAGACGAAGAAAAGAGAATGCTTCGATTAAAGTGGGGTAAATATACTCCAGAAGAATGGGTAAGACTTGAACAATTATATCAAAAAATGACTGATGATTATGCTATTGAGGGCGCTGGTCATGAAGATACTCTACTTTTGGTATGTAAAACTTCTTTGAAGGCCAATCAGCTTCTCGATATGGGAGATATTGATGGAGCAACCAAGGCTACAAAGATGTATAATGACTTGATGAAATCTGGACACTTTACCGCAGACCAAAATAAGAAAAAAGAAGATGAAGTTCTTAATTCTATTAGTGAGTTGACAGTAATGTGCGAGAAAGAAGGTTTTATCCCAAGATTTTATATTGATAAACCAAATGACAGAGTAGATGCAGTAATTCAGGATTTAAAGGATTACACTTATTCTGTTATGACAGAGGAACTTAATCTTGGTAACTTGATTGAGAGTGCGGTTCGTCAAATGTCTATGGAAGAAGCCAAAGAAGAAGACGAAGATATTGATGATGAAGAGCTGACAATGGAAGATGTTCAGAATATTACTGACCAAGACCATGAACAGTTCTTTGATATGGTTGAAGATGAAGCTGCATCTGATGAAGATCTTATTTCCAAATTCCTTGAAGAGGAAGGTGGAGAATAATGGCTTTACAAGATTTAATTGATTTATCTAAACAGGCGAATAAAAAACATTCCGCTGAAGTTACGGAAGATAGAATAAAGGGAATTATCCCAGTAGCAAGACAGTATATAAGTTTTTGGCGTGAATACCCAGACCTTTTTGTAGACTTCTTGCTTAAAATGGGTAATCCGCAGAATTTTGAGTTTTACTTTTTCCAAAGAGTATTTTTAAGAGTGGCTATGCGGCACCAGTATGTGTATGCAGTCTTCCCTCGTGCTTATTCTAAGTCTTTCTTGTCAATGATGACACTTATGCTAAGATGTATCTTATATCCCGGATGTAAGCTTTTTGTTACTTCTGGCGGTAAGGAACAGGCCGCAGGCATTATGAAGGAAAAGGTTCAAGAAATTTGTAATCTTATTCCCGCAATAGAGAGAGAAATAAACTGGGACAGAGGTATTACTCTTGAAGGTAAAGATTACGCAAAATATACTTTCAAGAATGGTTCCTATTTTGATAATATTGCGGCCAGGGAGAGTTCGAGAGGTAAGCGTAGACATGCGGGCGTTATTGAGGAGTGCGTCGGTGTCGATGGAGATATTTTGAGCACGGTCATTATCCCCACCATGAACATATCCCGTAGATGTGCGGACGGTAGCACTCATCCTGAAGAGCAGCTGAATAAAGCTCAGTTGTATATCACGACTGCAGGTTTTAAAAACACCTACGCTTACGAGAAACTTATTCAAATTCTTGTATGGCAGATTGTTAAACCTGAGAAGGCTATGATGATTGGTGGTACTTATAAAATTCCTGTTCTTGTTAAATTGTTGGATAAACACTTCGTTCAAGACTTAAAAATGGACGGAACTTTCAATGAAGTATCCTTTCAAAGAGAATATGAATCTAAATGGGCTGGTACTATTGAAGATGCTTTCTTTAATGCTGATGTTTATGACAGAAACA